GGTTGCCGGACGATTGGCGGCCCGCCATGTCAAACACCGTGTTTGCAAACCCGGTCCACACCATGCGAAACGTGCCCACGTTCTCGAGCGTGCCCCGAAATTCTTTTACGCGGCGCGTGCTTATTTTCGCTTTGAATGCTTTTTGGGCCTTGGTGCCGTTCCACCCCGACGGAGGCAACACCTCCCACCCTGACGCGTAACGCCAACCGCTACGGTCCATACCGGACACCGGGCCAATTGTGGGGGTTATTTGTTGCGCGGCCTTGATGAGAGGCTCAACAATTTGTTTGTAATCTTTCGTTATTTCGCGGCGCAACGCGGGCGCGGTTTTGTTCAACGTTTTTAACGCGTCTTTGAGGCCGACCACGCCCACTTGCAAATCAACGGGCACGGTTTGCTCGTTCTATGGCGCGGTTTTGTTTGTCTATCACGTCCACCACCGTAGCCATGTCGTACTCGTCAAATTCCACGTTTGGCGGCCACCACCCGGTTGCCACCACGATTTCGGCTAGTCGGCGGCGGTAGCCGCCTCCGTAGGGTTTGTTGGCCCCGTTTCTACGGGTGTGGGTGCGCCCTCGAGCGCGTTTTCGTAGTCGGTGAGCGACAAATTGGCCTTGGGGTGTTTGACGCGTTGCAACGCGTACCACGTCAAAATCACCATGTCTTGTCCGCGTAGGTCGCTCGCCAATTGGGACATTGAACGTTTGGTGTGCCGTTCCCAATTGAGCACGTCAATAAACCGGGTTTCAATTTCCACGGTTTCTCCCGCGAACGGGATTTGCCATTTAATTTGCACGTCGCTAGCCAATCACCCGCGTGTTACGAGGTTGCGGCGGCATAGGTGCCACCGGTGAATGTCAATTGGACCTCGCCCAATTCACCGAGGTTGGCGGCCAACACGTCCATTGCCTCCAAATAGGTGTTGGTGAGACTGAATTTGGGGTTGGTTGCGCTAACGCTCGTTCCGTCCACCGGGGTGCACTCGACGTAGCATTGCGTGCCCACGAGCGGCGCGAGGGTGGCGTACACCTCGGTTGTTTCGTATGACTGATTGAACGTGACAACGAATTGGTTTGAATTCATACCGGCTTGATAGAACCGGTCGCGGCTTGCCATGCTTGAGCTCTCGAGCGCGTCGGCCTGACGCGTGAGGACCGCGCTCTTGGCGAATTCGGAGAGGTCCACGGACGAGCCGGACGAGGCACCGATTTTCACCTCGGGGGCGGAGTAATAGACGGTTTGTGGCATTGCCATGGTTTAGTCCTCGCTTTTCGTTGGTACTTTTCTAGCACGCTTAGGGGTGTCGTTCACGTCATTGTCGGACACAATCGCACCGGTTTGCGACAAATAGGCAATGTCGGCCTCCGATAATTCGGCGGCCCCGATTTTGTCGCCCGGTACTTTGTCCGAGAATGCGTGCGTGACGGTGTACGTGCTCATGGCCCGATTTTAGCCCCGATTGTGAGCTCGTAACTAGCGAATTCTTGCGAACCTATGGTGGTGACGGCGGGCCGAACGTCCGTGAGGCCGATTTGCGCGCGGCGCACCAAATCCGCGAGCTCGAGCAATTGGGACAAGCATTTGTAATCGCCCGGGCCTATGCCAATGATTTTTACGGTAAACGTCATGTCAAACACGAGGTTGCTATTCATTCGAATGGTGGGTGCGTCCACCAACGCGCACGGCGGGTTGAGGTTGCGGGGGTCATCAAACACGCGCAACCCGGTAATGGTTTGTAGTTTGTCCACTACGTTGTCGTAACCGAGCTTGAACGCGTTAATGGTGGCGGTCATGCGATAGCGGGCCTGTTCACCCCGAGTAGTCGCATGATTTGGCCCATTGAGCCCCCGGTTGGGGTGCCGGTGGCCAACGGGTCAAATGAGGCGTATTGGTCAATTGAGCCGCGTTCTCGGTACAACGCGCCGCCGTACATAATTGCGCCTAGGCGCACGTCTTGCGAGGGCACGGTGGTAAGCGAGTCAAAATAGCCGGCCTCTTGCCGTTTGCGGTAGCAATACGCGTTGGAGGCGGCTACCGCGATTGTCAATAGGTCATCGTCGCTCGAGGGAACGGTGACGGTGAACCCCAACCAATCCTCAACGTCCGCCTTGGTTATCCACGTGCACGTGAGCGTGTAAGTGATAGTGCCGGAGGCCGCCGTGCGGTCCACGTCGCTACCGGTGAGGGCAAACAACACTTGGTTGGGTATGAGCACGGAATCGTCAAACACCAAGTCACCGGCCGTGTTGGTGCCAATGAACGCGTATTGGGGGCAATCCACCACCGTGTACGTGCCGTTAAACCCGGCCAACCCGGAAACGGTGACGGATTGGCCGGGAACGATTTCGTTAGTTGTGAGCGTTTGCAAAACCGCGTAGTTGGCGGTCAATTGCTTGGACGTGATTGTGTATGCCGCCATGCGGCCCCACCCCTACGCCCAAGTAATCTTTTGCAACAACGTGGCCTTGGGAATGAACGTTGCGAGGTACCCGTAGTAGGTGAAATTGCGGCCCAACAATTCGGGGTCCTCTTTCGTCATGATTCCGCGCACGTTCTGGTAAATCTCCATGCCGGGACCGTGGAACACCACCATGGTTTTGGCGGCCACGTTCGAGTCCACGATTGTGCGGAGGCCCAACGGGTTGGTGGTGGTCCAATTGGTCACGTCACCCGCGCCAAGGGTGTTGAAACCCATGAGGTTGGGCGAGCCAATCGCCGGGAACACCGGTCGCTTGGTGGAATCCACGAGCGAACCAATCTTGGCCCACGTGTCCGGTCCCATGACGAGGTGCGTCGGGAAAAGGTTCGTGCCGTTGGAAATGTCGCGGGCCGCGCCGTACATGAAGAGAATGAAATCCTCCGGGGTCCCGTCCCACTGTCCGAGGTTCGTTGAGCCGGACACGCAAGCGTCCACCGCCACGTCATCGGCCTTGATGAGGTACTCACCCGCGAGGTCATCGAGAATGGCGGACAAGGCGGCCGGGTCGGTGAAATCAATGTCCTGTTGCGAAATGAACACGCCGCCCGCAATCGTGGTGCGCGTCACCGAATTGGAGGCAATGATTGCCTTGGTGCTTGACACCGCTTGGCCCTCGGTCTGAGTGGCCTGAGAGGTGTATTGCGAGAACGTCGGACGAATGAACGACTTACCGTTGCCGTTCGGCATTGCTCGAGTCCCAACCTCGGTGAGGAACGGGGCAACGTAGGACTTGCCTACGAACACCGGACCGAGCACCGGCGTGGGCAAAAGGCCCGGGGTGTCGGTGGTGAGGTCCTGAGCTAGCGCGGCCTGAATCGCGGTTTGCTTTTTGGTGACGTTCTGCTTGTACGCCGCGTTCACGTTCGCCCACGTCTGACCACCCGCGTGGAACGCGGCGAGGTACTCGGCGGCGGTTGGCATCGGGAATTCGCGCTCGCTCTTGGCGGCGGCCCACACGGGTGCGGACGGTGCCGGGGCGGGTGCCTCGGCCGCGACGGTTTCAACCTTGCTTTCGGTTTTGATTTCGCTCATGGTTTCTTTTTCCTTTGGTTTTGTCGCCGCTACTTGTGTAACCATTGCTTGAGGGAACGCCCCCAACGGCACCAACGATAGTTCAACCCAACGTGCTTGTGCAATCACCAACACGCCGTTTTCGTCGTATTCCGCCGTTACGGGTTCCGCGCCCACGCTCACCGCGTCGAGCACGCCGTCTTTTGCGAGCTCGAGCGCGTCGTTACCGGCCGCCGTCTTGGAAATGCGGGCAACGAAATACATTCCGTTTTCGTCCTCGACGCGCTCGGTTACAACGCCGATTGCGGCCGTCAAATCGTGGTTTTGAATGAGCTTGGGGGCGGGGCCGCCCACCGGCAACGAACCGGGGAGAAATTTTACGGTGGTGCCGTCCGAGACTGTCGCCTCGACGTTGTACGGGGCGGCCACGCCCATAATTTCGCGTTTGCCCTCGCCGTCTTTGGCGGCTTGCAATGCGACGGGTGACGCGGTGAAACGAATCATGCCCAAATCATAGGCGGCGGCGGACGTTGGTTTGGTGGATTCCATACCGTTTTCGTCCTCGAGCTCGGGCAATTCGCCGCCCGGTGCCACGCCCTCCTCGTTTGATACCGCCACCATTTGTTCAATGGCATCTTGTTTGGTCAAATGGCAACCGATTAGTTCGCCGTCTTGTTTGATGACGGCCCAACCGCCGCATTCCTCGTGCTCGTCGGTGATGAAATACGGCATGGTTTACCTCCCGAGTGCAACCGGTGGCACGCCCGCGACGTTGGGCGCACCACCGGCCGTTCCGTTGCCGTCGCTTGCGTTCGGTGTCTCGTCGTAGGCCATGCCGTTTTCGCCCAAATACGCCGAAACGTCGAATTCGACGTATCGGCCTCGCGGCAAAATGTTGTTCATACTGAGCGTTTGCTCGATTGCCTCAATAAGCGGTTTTGCGCCGAATTGGTAGAGGTCATAGCGGGCACTATCCGCGTTTTGGTACGTGTACCCGGGCACCGAAACGCCGACGAGGTACGGCGGAATGTTGGCCAAGCGGGCCATTTCCAACGCCATAAATTCGCGTGATTGCACCAATTGCAAATCGTCGGGCTTGTGCGACGTTTCTTTGTATTCCACGTATTCGTTCAACGCCGCGACGGTGGATTGTTGGCGGGCGGCCGCGAACGCCGCCGCCATGTCGGACAAGTCTTGTGCGCTCATCGGTTCGCCACCGGTTTGTTTCAAGTAGCCGGAGGGTATTTCGTTGGTTGCGAATCGTTCGGCGGCGCGTTGCAATCGCAACGCGGTGGTGATTGCGCTCACGCCTTGGTAAATCAATCCGCCGTTCGGTGAGAGGAATTGCACAACGTCTTTTGAATCGAGCGGCGCGCCTTGAAACGTAATTTCGTTGGACGGGCCGAACCATTGCGGGCCGGATTGGTCAAGCGTGTAAACGTTTTGCGCGGGTAGCCACGTGAACGCCGAGGGAAACCCGTTCCCTAGCCGCTCGGTAATCGCCCAAAATGCGCGGCCGAACATTAAAAGGTCCGACGCGGTGTTTGCGAAAATGAAATTTCGCGTCACGTTGGGGTCGGGTTGCATGGTCCACGTGTCGGGCGGCAAATAGATACGTTCCATTCGTTCGCCGTTCCATTGCAACGTGTATTGGCGCAACGTGAGGCAACCGACCATTGAGCAAATCAAATCGCGTGCACGCGACACGGTGGGGACTTGTAGCGCGGCCTCAACGTTGGGGTCGGCGGTGTAAAACACGAATTTGTCCACCATTGACGCGCCCGGGTTGAGGTTGCCGGGACCGAATCCGCGTGCGGCACCAACGGCCGCTTTCGGTGCGTCGGTGGTCTTGCGGTTGAACAATGCCATGCGACAACACTAACCCGTTGGGCGTAGCGGAACGGAGACAAACACCGGCCGTCCTACGGGTTGGCGTGAGTGAACCAACAACCCGCACGCCGCGACGAGGCACCGCGCCAATTCGATTGGACCGGGTGAGCGTTGCGAGCTCAACGAAATGGTGCCTTGGGTACGGCCCGCCACCGCGCGGCCCACGTGTTCGGCAAGCATGGTTTCGCCGGTGTGCAACAATCGCCGCTCGACAATCATTTGGCGCACCGCCGCCGTGTACCGGGTCACCTCTTGGTAGCCCCAAATGACGCGCCGCCGTTGCAAGGCGAGCGGGCAATGCAAATCAAGCGTCGGAGTGACCGCCAACACGAGCTTGCGGTCCGCGTCCGCAAGCGTTTGTATGCGCCGCCACGTTTCGGCCATGGTGTCCACCACGAATTCGACGGTTGCCACCACTTTGTTTTCGGCCGCGTGATTGACGCGCACCGCGCAATAGCGGCCGTCATCGATTGACACCTCGACGGCGAGCACTCCGCCCGGTGCGGGTTTGTCGGCGGTTGCGAGAGCGGCCCACACGCCGGGTTGAATCCACCCGGTGTCCGATTGCACCCACAAATTGACGCTTGAGCGTAGAAACGCGGCACGGTTCGGGGCGGCGGCCTCGACGTGCAACGTTTGTTCGGTAATTGTGTGCCCCAACGCGGGATTGGCGTATGTCCACGCCTCCAAGGTCATGGGGTCCAAATCTGGTGGCGGCGAGTATTCCGCTAGGTACATTCCCGCGTCGTTGCCGGTGTCTATGGCCCGCAAACCTTGTTCGCGCCAACGCAACATAGCCGTGGAGTCCTCGGTGCCGGCCGTCGAGAACATGACGCACAACGGGTTGGGTTTTGCACGTTGCGTAGGTAGCAAACCCACGTCTAATGCCTCTTGGGATACGCCCCACACCTCGTCCACGAGCAACAAATCGGCGGACAATCCGTGGCCCGCGGACGGGGTAGCGGCGCGAACCACCCACGTGAGGTTTCCCATGCGTAGTTCGTTGCGCCCATAAGCGTATTTGACGGTTGCCCCAAATTTTTCTTTTAGCAACGGGGCCAAATCTTGAAACAATGACACCGCCAAATCAAGCTTGTGGGCGGTGGTGATGACAAGCACCGGGCGGTTTTGTTTCGGTGCCCAAACGGTGCAATACCAACCAAGGATTGCCCGCAACAAAATGGTTTTGCCGTTTTGGCGGGCAACGGACACCAAACCAATGCGGTTCAACCACGTGCCCTTGCGGTGCCCCAACAAACACTTGGCCACGTGCCGTTGCCACGGCATGAGCTCAACACCCAAATGCGTTTTGGCCCATTTGCCAACCTCGGAACCGTAGTTAGTAAAACGCTCGGGCAACGCCGTTTCCAATCGCGGCCGGTCCCAATGCATTTCGTCGGATTTCCCCGTGCCCACTCCCCGTGGCGGCCGATTCTTTGGGGATACAC